TTCAATGACTAAGTCACGTCCTTTTTCAGGGTCAGTAATGTCCCCTTTGTTTCTCCAAATAGGAATGATTTTGTCAAGGATACCATCATTCTTGAAGTTGTGTTTGAATCTCCAAAACTTTGGACCATCTTCCTCGTGGTCTCTGTCAATTAATTTCACAATATAGAATTTTCGTGAACGATACTGAGTAGCCAATAATTTGTCAGACTCTTTACCTGTAGACATCAATTCTTCGTAAACCTCATTCAAAGGTGAACGTTCGTTGTCATTTTTTCCTGGATCGTAGAATTTCTGCCACTGTCCACCCACTTGAATTTCATGATACCATGCTTCTTTGAATGGTGATGAACCATCTGATGTAGGGAGAATTCTAACCCTTCTCTGTCCTGATTTCTCTTTATCTCCTAAGATTAAAGCGAAATACTTTTTCATTCTTTCGTCTTGCGACATTTTTGATTGGGCCCCGCCCCCTTGCTGATTTTTTTCGTACTGTGCCAATACGGCGTCTAATGAACTCATAGTTTTTTTTAAGAATTAAAATGATAAATTATATAAACAAATGTAACAAAAAGAAGCAATAAGTCAAATAAAAAAGGTACCCGAAGGTACCTTTCAAACGTTTTGTTCAGTTTTATCTGAATGATGTTTTATAGACTTCATTATCTAATCCTCCACCAGGTTGGAAGGAATTTTTAACGTCATTTACATTAATGTCCGTAACTTCGTCTGAAGTTAAAACATAATCATTTTTTCCTGTTTTCTCCATCTCATCTTGTTTATCATCAAAAAATTGTGAAAGTTTTTGACTGAATGGATAAGAGTCATATGCTCTTAACTCTAATTTTTCTTGTGGAGTTTTTTCTCTGTATTTCTCAATCTTATTCTCAAGAGAGTTAAGTTTGTTCATAATGTTATCCATCTCACCTAACTTAGATTGTAAATCATTAAGTTGATTAAACAGGTTATTAAAATATTCTTCTTGTTTGGTTTCTATATTTTTTTGTGAATCAACTAATTCAGTAATATCTAACTCTTCTGTACCACCTTCTTCTGTTCCTTCTTCAGATTCTCCTTCATCATTAATCTTCTCGACATCAGGGTCTGTTTCAACATCAATAGGTTGTGATCCAACTTCAGGTGCTGGTGGAGGGGTTGCCTCAGCAGGTGCTGGAACAGGAGCCGCCTCAGCTCCAGGTATTGGTGCTAATGCTCCTAATGCATCTTGTTCTGGTGTAACACCAACTTGCTCTAATATATACTGATTGATTTTTCTGTGTCTTTCAATCTCCTTAATAATTTTCTTATCTAAACTCATGGTTTAACCGTTTAATAATGTTTTTATTCCGTTGGCGGTTTCTACTCTAACCTTTCGGTTTGCAGTAGTTTGATGACCCGCTCTTTCGATAAGTCCATCCCTTTCTCTTACTGTGTAACAATCACCTGTATCCAAGTCACAAACTTGTTTAGTTCCATCTCCGTTGTCTTCTTGAGAATATCTAACTGATTTACCAAGATAATTGTCTAATGCTGATTTAATGTTCATAAGAATCTTTTTATATAAATATGTTGTTATGTTATAAAATAATCTTTTCTGACGTTGCGTTAAATCCTGAGTTCGGAAACTCTGGAACAGTATATCTTATTCCCATCTGAAAAGTCCCCAATGATGAAACTTTAATCAACTTAGTGAATTTTGTACTAGCGTCACTTTGGATAGTAATTGGTACAGTATCTAATTCAGGAACTCTGTCAATTATCGCAGGTTGTATTACCGCATTATCCAAATTCAATTTACCATCTCGTTCTAAAATAGCACCTCTCACTGTGGTTCCAAGCGAATAAGTGTAATATCCACCATTCGGTTTTTCAATATTATAGTAACTAGGACCGTTAAAGTTTGGTAAAGGACCAGAATTCGTCTCCGATACCAAATTTAATTGTAATAAATTCGGAGGAGTGTTTTGAGGAATATCAAGTTCAAAAGTAAAAGGTAGGTCGACATTTTTAGGGTTCAATGATTTATCATCAGGAACTGCCATCAAAATTATATTTACAATAGTTTTGGTAGTTTCAAACCTAAAATCTTCTAAATTTAGAAGTTTAATCATTTGTTCTTTGTTTACCTCAAATTCTTGTTGGTCTTCCGAAACAAATTGTTCAAGTTTCTGATTATCTAATGTTTTAACTTCTTTTAATTCGAGTGTATTATTAGGTCCATCTACAACTTTGCGGATAGTGTAACTATATAAATTAGTTTTACTAATTTTCCAACCCGTAACTTCAGGATTAACTTTGACCACTAACTCAGAAGTACTTCCTGTCTCATCTTTAACTTTTTTACTTTCTATTAGAGTTATAGGCCCAGTATTTTGTGGATTTGGATTTGATCCAGCGATATTTTGTTGAGTTATTGAAGGCTGCTCAGTTACTTCATTCTGCGACCCTCCAGGAGAAAGACCAGATATATTTACCAATGCCGGATTGAAGGTAAAATTCAATGGGGTTTCTGAAACTCCTGAATCTGTAGTAATAACAATCTTACCTTGTACAAGATTTTGTCCTGACGGTATAATAATGTCAGGTAATGTGAATCTCAGAGTTTGTGGATTAAACACTCTAACTGTACTAAGATTTACTACTTGACCCGCAACAGTTATCGATTTAATCGATTCGAAGTTTGTTCCGTTGAGTTGAATAATTGTTCCTATGTATCCAGCACTTGGTGAGAATGATTTGATTGCTGGTGGTGGACATCCTACAACAGGACTTGGAGTTGGAGTGACATTCGGTGCCGTTGAGTTATTTGTGTCTTTTTTAATATCCTCCTTTAATTTCGTTGATCCATCAGCGTTGATTAGCCCAACACGAACTGCAGACGCTAAAGCTTCAAAGAATGTCTGTTCAGTCTGTGCAAATCTAGGTTTGTTTTGATCGTAGTAATCGAGGTCGATGCTTTTCTGTGGCCAAAGACAAACATAGTATTTCGCCAATCCCATACCAGGTTGTAAAATTTCAGAAACTCTTGCCCTTAATTTTCCCGCCATGAATCTAACATAATCATCCAAAGAACTGAAATGAGTTATAGGTAATGAAGTACTTTTAGAGTCAGTTGTTTTTACATTTATACAACTGTAAGTTCTAGGTAATAATGATACTTGTCCTCCCCAATTCACATCCAAACTTAAAGTTGCTAAGTTATTATTCCAAGCATAGAATTTACCTAATTTGGTATTGGAACTTACTTGGAAAGTTCTTATGTAAGATATACAATAAATAATTGTTTGTAGTTGTTCGTCATTAGGCACAATCCTTTTAAGAACCGCCGCGAATTCCTCTGGTGAAACTTCTGTTGCAGTTCCATTGACAGCCTCATAACCTAGACTAGCGTTAAGATAAACAGAATCTAACTTAGAATTACATGAATTGGTAGTATCCAATGTATTATCTGCTTTTTGCACAACGCTATCAGATTTGATATTGTTTGTTGTTCCTGATACAGTAACCTGATCTTTATTGATTTTTAGAATTTCTTCTAGTCTTGTTATTAGATTTTGGTTAATACTTTGTAAGAAACTATCGATTGCCGGTAAATCATAAACCCCTTGTCTTACTCCATTGAACGTTGTTTGGAACGTTCCTGGCTGTATTGAGTGGGACACATCAGTAATCATGTATGGACCATTGAACATGGGAACATGTCTGAGGTTGAAATACATAGTAGGTTGCAATAAAGCATTGCCCAAACTAACAACTGAACACTTATAACTTCTTTGTTTATAAAGGTTAAATAAACTATTATTTTGTGTTGCAACAGCTCGACCCGAAGCTTGATCAACCATGTTCAATTGGGTGTTAATTGATTCAGAGGTTGCAACTCCATTGTCTTGAGACACGGTAAAGGAATAAAAAATGTTTTGATTCCTTGTTCCGACATCAACGTTGAACCCAACACACTTGTTTGATAAAGCCCAATCTTTCTTTCCTTGTTGATCTTCAATCAATGGATTGTCTGATGCCCTTCTCATTTCAAAAGCGTCATCTCTAAACCTTGAATTTTGTTTCGGTAAGTTCAAATATTGAGATGGTTTACCTGTGTAGAAACAGATCATTTTCGGACCTGAATTTCTGTAATCAACATCCAAGAACGTTCCCCACAAACTATTAGCGAATTGTAGTGACCCTTCTGGTTTTGGAGAAGAAACTCCATCAACATCTTGTACGTTATAAAAGTTCACATATGCTGGTAAA